GGTCTGCTCAGCGAGTTGTGCAAAGAATACACTCGTCGTTACGGAAAAGATCATAAGACTGCAGCAATGCTGCCATTCTTGGCTCTTGTCCCTATGCACATTAACGTAGGAATGCTTACGCCTATCCCGCAATGTATGCCCGACGAATACAAGGCTGATTCGCCTGTCACTGCATACCGCAACTATTACAATGGAGCGAAAGCTCGTTTCGCAAAATGGAAAAACACGGAGGTGCCACAATGGTTCTTACAGCCTACGAGCGTGTAGTTATTGTTGATCTGGACGGAACACTGTCCGATTATTCCCATCGCATCAAACTTATCAAAGAACGCAAGTATGATGAATTCAATAAAGAGGGTTTGAAAGACAAGCCAATTGAAAACATCTGCAATCTCGTGCGGCACCTAGGCACTGATGGTGAAACCAAGATTGTGGTTATGACTGCGCGTGATGAGTCAGTCAGACACGAGACCCAACAGTGGTTGCATGCTAACGAGATTCCTTGCGACGAACTATTGATGCGTGCAGAAGGCGACAACCGCCACGACCACGAAGTCAAGTTTGACCTGTATCAAGAGAACTTTGAGTTCAAAGACATTTGGCTCATCCTTGAGGACAGGAAGTCAGTTGTTGACATGTGGAGGGGCGAGGGTTTGACTTGCCTTGAGGTTGCGGAAGGAGGTTATTGATGGAGTTACGTATCATAGGCAACGACATTGAATTCGACCGCCAAAAGATCGCCAGAATATTCGACATCCTGCCAACAATGCGTTGGGAGCTTGAACAGGCTTTTGACCGAGCCAACGAGTATGAGGCTGAAATAGAGAAACTTAAAATTCAACTGCGTGATCAAAAAGAGGAGGCATACAGAGATGGATACAGCGACGGACAGAAAGAAAACAATAGCGGATATCGCTGAGAAGATCAGGAAGTCAGGGCAACCTAAGCACCCGATTGATTGCATGGAAGCTGCTCTCAACACTTTCCGTGAGCGCAACAAAACCTATGGCGACAACTACCTTCAACATGGCGAGGTTATGACAGCTTTGTTTCCTGATGGGATCAAGTTGAACAGTGTTGAAGACTGGAATAGGTTTGGTGTTGTTAATATGATTGTTGCGAAGCTGACACGCTATGCCCAAGGTTGGCCCAGAGTCCATCAAGACTCTGTTCATGACTTAGGTGTTTATGCATTCATGCTTGAGTCGCTAGACAGCGGAGTGAAGAAATGATTGTGTTTGACTTAGAGACGACAGGTCTGCCCAAAGCGGAAGGTTCTGACCTAGACATCCAACCCAAGATCATTGAGTTCGGTGCATTGAAGCTGGACGACGAAACTCTTGAGGAAGTTGACAGGCTTGAGTTCTTTTGCAATCCTGGGCATCTGCTTGACCCACAGATTATAAAGATCACCAACATCACCGACGACATGTTGAAGGATGAAAAGCCTTTTGTGGCTTACACTGAACAGCTGTGTGATTTTTTCTTGGGGCAGAAATCTATTGTCGCGCACAACTTGCCTTTTGACCGCAAGATATTAAAGTTTGAATTGGAGAGGCTTGACAGGGTCACTAAGTTCCCATGGCCTCCGCAACACATCTGCACAGTTGAGGTGGGGCAAAGAGTTTGGGGCAAAATGCGCAAGCTCGGCGACATCCACGAGGAGCTGTTCGGAACAAAAATCGATGGCGCACACCGCTCAATCAATGACGTTGAGGCAACTGTGCGCATCGTTGAATGGTATAGAAAGGAGGGGCATATCTGATGGATCCATCAATCATAGGTTCAATCATCGGCGCAATAGTCGTCATAATCCTAACAAATGTGATATAACATGTTAAACATAAAAGTCAGATCCGAATATTCATTCCGCAAAGCCTATGGGCCAATCAGCAAGGTTCTTGAAACTGCGAACAGTAAGGTGGTAGGAATATGCGACACAGGCACATGGGGTCATGTCGCATTCTCAAAAGCCTGCAAAAAGGCTGAAGTAAAGCCTCTGTTCGGGGTTGAGATATCAGTCGTCGCAGACGCAGAAGAACGAACCAAGCAACCCGACAATCCAATGACATTCATAGCCAAGAATGATTCGGGTCTGACTGAGATATATGAGCTCGTGACAAAAAGCACCTCCAAAGAAAGGTTCTACTACTTCCCACGACTCAGCTACACTGACTTGTTTGATGTCAGCGATAATGTAATAATATTGAGCGGAACTCACCCTGATTGGGGATTGTTGCCTTTGACCAAAAAAGACGATCTTTACATTGAGCTGAATCCAATGAGTTCGCCCAAGGCTCTGAAGTGGGCTCAGGAAAAAGGCTTCAAGGTCGTAGCAACTTCCGACAACTTTTATCCGCGTGTTGGTGACCGCAAGGCATATGAGGTTCTCGTCGGGCGCAACCGCACCGATCGCACAGCCCCAATGCATATATTGAATGAGTGGGAGTGGAAGGCAGCACTGCCATGGGCACCCCAAGAAGCAATTGACAACACCTACGCAATAGCCGATCTTTGCGATGCTAACCTGCCTACAGCGCAGATGGTTTCATTCCACAGCCCCAAGACTTTGCGCCAACTCTGCGAAGAAGGTGCACCACCGCGTGACATTGATTTAACTGACCCAGTGTATGAGGCGAGGCTGAAGAGGGAGCTTGACCTGATTGCTGACAAGCAGTTTGAAGATTATTTTTTCGTCATCGCTGACATGATCAACTACGCCAAGCAACATATGCTCGTTGGCCCAGCACGAGGTTCTTCTGCAGGATCATTAGTTTGCTACCTGACTGGCATAACTGACATCGACCCGATTGAGCATGACTTGCTGTTTGAGCGATTTATTGACATCACTCGTGAGGACTTGCCTGATATTGATATTGACTTTCAGGATGACCGCAGGGAGATGGTTTTTGAATACTTGCGGCAAAAGTATGGCGCAGAAAAGGTTGCGCACCTCGGGACAGTCTCGCGTTACAAAGCCAAGAGCACAATCGCCGAAGTTGCCAAAGAGCTCGGCATCCCCGCATGGGAGGTGAATGACCTCAAAGGCGCAATCATTGAACGCAGCTCTGGTGACTCGCGTGCAGCATTTTGTATTCTTGACACCTTCAACGAACTGGACGTTGGTCGGCAGGTTCTTGAGAAATATCCCCAGATCAAAGTTGCCGCAGACATGGAAAACCACGCACGCCACAACGGAGTGCACGCTGCTGGGATCTTGGTGACTGAGTATCCTGTTAGCCGATATTGTTCTGTTTCAGGCCAGACAGGTGCAGCCCAGATTGATAAAAAGGATGCTGAGGATCTTAATCTGCTGAAGATTGATGCTTTGGGGTTGCGGACGCTGTCAGTGCTTCAAGACATTCTTGATCAGGTCGGTTGGACGCGAGATCAGCTTATCAAATACCCACTGGAAGATGAAAACGCATTCAAAGTCCTGAACGACGAAAAGTATGCAGGCATCTTTCAGTTTGAAGGTTATGCTCTGCAATCAGTGACTCGGCAGATGAAAGTGCACAAGTTTGAGGACATTGCGGCGATCACTGCTTTGGCTCGTCCTGGTCCACTTAACTCTGGCGGCACAACCGAATATATCAAACGCCACACAGGTGCAGCCCCAGTTGAGTTCCTGCATCCGCTGACTGAAGAGATAACCAAAGTGACCAATGGGGTCGTTGTTTATCAGGAGCAGGTTATGACGATCGCTCGTGATGTTGGCAAGCTGAGTTGGGAAGATGTGTCAACGCTCCGCAAGGCAATGAGTAAGTCTTTCGGTAAAGAGTATTTTGACACCTTCTGGGAAAGGTTCAAGGTTGGTGCAGCTGAGAATGGTATTGAAGAAGATCAGGCACAGCGCATCTGGGACAACATCAACACAATGGGCTCATGGGCGTTCAACCGCTCACACGCCATTGCCTACGGATTGCTCAGTTATTGGTGCTGCGTTTTGAAGAGCAAGTTTCCGCTTGAGTTCGCTGCTGCTTGCCTACGCAATGTGAAGGACGACGAACAAGCTGTGCGATTGTTGCGTGAGGTCGTGAAGGAAGGCTTGGGCTACAAGCCATTCGACAAGTTTAAGTCAAAGGCCAACTGGTCGGTGCAAGATGGTGAGCTGATCGGTGGTTTGATCGGCATCAAAGGCATTGGCCCAAAGATGGCCGAGGACATTGAAAAGAGACGTGAGTGGGGGCAAATACTCACCCCACGTCAAGAAAAGCTCCTAGACAACGGAGAAACACCCTACGACGACATATTTGAGTGCGAACGTAGGTTCGGCCATATTAAGGCTGATCCTGCCTCCTACAACATTGTAACGCCGATTACGGACATTGTTGATCTTGACGCAGACCGCCCAGGAACATTCGTGTTCTTCGGGAAGTTGAAAGAGAAAAACTTGCGGGACATGAACGAGACAGTCAACCTTGCCAAGCGTGGGGGTCGCAGAGTTGAGAACAACAACCTATGGCTCAACTGCACTTTTGAGGATGACACTGGTCCAATCATATGCACCATTGACAGGTTCAAGTATTCACGCATGGGCAAGCCAATCGTAGAGGACGGAAGGTTAGGAGATTGGTACTTGGTCAAAGGGACACTTCGTGCTGGATTCAGAAAGATTTACGTTGACAAGTGGCGTAAGCTTGAGTAACTCCTTGTTTTTATTGAAAACAAAAATCACTTTATTCAAATTTAGTTGTTGCCTTTTCTGCCAGAAAGAGCGATACTAAC